ATGCAAAAACTGATACATGATCAGTTAGAAGAAAGTAAAGCTATTACAATTATGCGTCATGTATTTTTTGAAATGGCATTACTTGGAACAGGAATTTTAAAAGGACCTTTTACAGATACAAAAGAATATAATCAATTTTCTACATCTGAAGATGAAGATGGTAATATTGAAAGAGTACAAGCAACTAAAATAAAAGCTGTACCATCCATAGAAGCTGTAAGTTGTTGGGATTTTTATCCAGATCCAAATGCAACAAGTATTAGTGATTGTGATTATGTAATACAAAGACATTCATATAATAAATCACAGTTTGAAGATTTAGCAGAAAAACCTATGTTTGATGCACAAGCTGTAAGAGAATGTTTAGAAATGGGTCCTAATTATCAAACAAGAGGATTTGAATCTTCTTTGTATGATAGAGAAAATATTACAAGTATATATAAAAATAGATTTGAAGTATTAGAATATTGGGGTGTTATAGATAGAAAAACTGCAGATGAATGTGGTTTAGCCTATAGTGGTGATTCTGATGTGATACACGTTAATGTATGGGTATGTGGTAATAAAGTTTTAAGAATGGTAGAAAATCCATTTACACCTACAAGAATACCTTACTTAGTATGTCCATATGAATTAAATCCATATCAATTTTTTGGTATTGGTATTCCAGAAAATATGGAAGACTCACAACAAGTTATGAACGGTCATGCAAGAATGGCTATTGATAACTTAGCACTTGCAGGTAATTTAGTATTTGATGTAGATGAAACTATGTTAGTGCCTGGTCAAGATATGAAAGTATTTCCTGGTAAAATATTTAGAAGACAAAGTGGTCAAACAGGACAAGCAGTACATGGACTAAAGTTTCCTAATACTGCATTTGAAAATTTACAAATGTTTGATAAGTTTAGGCAGTTAGCTGATGAAGCAACTGGTATACCTTCGTATTCACATGGTGCAACAGGTGTACAATCTACAACTAGAACAGCATCTGGTATGTCAATGCTTATGGGTGCTGCAGCATTAAGTATTAAAACAGTAATTAAAAATATTGATGACTATTTATTAAAACCCTTAGGACAATCATTGTTTTATTGGAACATGCAATTTAATGATGATGCTCCGTATATTATAGGTGATCTAGAGATTAAAGCACAAGGCACTTCTTCTTTGATGCAGAAAGAAGTAAGATCTCAAAGACTAATGACATTTATGCAAACAGCAGCTAACCCTGCACTTGCACCATTTGTTAGATGGCATACA